AAGAGCCCCAATGACTGCCGACGGCAAAACAGTACAATGGGACCCCTTCCAAAACTGGGATTCCGATGGTGCAAAAAATCAAGCAACCCTAAGACCCGCTAGCGTTCCACCAGGACCAGGCGGAGAAGCAGCCCCACAAGGTGCTGAAAAGGAAGAAAAGAAAAAGGAATCAATGGAAGAACATTTGAATGCTCTATTCAATGGTGAAACTCTCACTGAAGAATTCATGAACAAAGCAAAGACTATCTTTGAGGCCGCTGTTAACGAGCGCGTCAGTGAATTCAAGGAAGAAGTTCTCGCAGAAGCAGCAAACGTAGTTCAAGAGGAAGTCGAAAAGGCTGTTTCAGAACTTTCGGAGAGACTTGATGATTACCTCGGTTACGTTGTAGAGGAATGGATGGAAGAGAACAAACTAGCAGTAGAGAACGGCATTCGCACAGAGATTGCTGAAAACTTTATGGCCGGACTTAAGGAACTCTTCGAATCTCACTACATCGAAGTACCAGAGGAGAAGTACGATGTTATCGACGGACTCTTTGCTGAGAATGAGGAATTAGAATCAAACCTCAATGAGCAAATCCAAAAGAACATCGATCTCGAAAAAGAACTACTTGCTTATCAAGCAGGACAAGTTTTCTCACAAGTCGCTGACGGACTCAGCGATGTTGAAGTCGAGAAGTTTTCTTCTCTAGCCGAAGGTGTCGAATTCGAAAACCTAGAGCAATATGCAGAGAAACTTAACGTTCTCAAAGAAAATTACTTTGTAAACGCCCCAACCGTAAATAACCTCGTAGAAGAAACAACTGACAAGAAGATTGCACCAGAAACAGGCTCAAGCATGGGCGTTTACTTGAGCACTCTGGATCGTCTTGCCAAACAAAACAAACTCTAATTTCTAAACACAAACACTAAGGAGAATATAGAAATGGATTTTTCAACAAACTCATCATATGATGTGCTAACCGAAAAGTGGGAACCACTTCTCGGTCACGAAGCACTTCCACAAATCGGAGACAGCTACCGTAAGAAGGTAACTGCTGTCCTCTTAGAGAACCAAGAAAAGGCTCTCCGAGAGCAATACCTCACCGAGGCTCCAGCCAACGCAATGGGTGGTAATTTTGCTGCTGGTCAAGTTGGTTCTGCCGGCAATCTTGCTGGTTACGATCCAATCCTAATCAGCCTCGTTCGTCGTTCTATGCCAAACCTCATTGCTTATGATATCGCCGGCGTTCAACCAATGACCGCCCCAACTGGCCTTATCTTTGCAATGCGTAGCAGATACGACGCACAGAATGGTACAGAAGCCCTCTTCCAAGAGGCTTTTGCTAAGTTCGGTGGTAGCGGTAATACCTCAAACGGAGCAGCATCCTCTGCAACTGGTGGTATCGATCCAGTAGGTGCTACTGGCGGCGATCCTCTTGGCGTTCGTGGAACAACCTTTGATGTTAATGCATTCCGTGGTCTTCTCACTGGAGTCGCAGAAGATCTAGGTGGTTCTGGTTCACTTCCATTCCGTGAGATGGCATTCAGCATTGAGCGTATTGCTGTAGAAGCAAAGACTCGCGCTCTAAAGGCTGAGTACACCACAGAACTCGCACAAGACCTCAAGGCTGTTCACGGTCTTGATGCTGAGGGCGAACTCGCCAACATTCTCAGCACCGAGATTCTAAACGAAATCAACCGTGAGTTGATTACAACCATCTATCGTGTTGCTAAGTCTGGTTGCCAACAAGGTGATCTAAGCACCGCAGGTCGTTACAACCTCAACACCGACTCAGATGGTCGTTGGTCTGCTGAAAGATTCCGCGGCCTCATGTTCCAAATCGAGCGTGAGTGCAACGTAATTGCTAAGGAGACTCGTCGTGGAAAGGGTAACTTCATCATCTGCTCAAGCGACGTTGCAAGCGCCCTTACAATGGGTGGCTTCCTCAACCTCGCCCCAGCAATGACTGCTCAACTTGACGTTGATGACACCGGCAACACCTTTGCTGGCGTTCTAAACAACCGCGTCAAGGTTTATATCGATCCATATGCTAAGTTGGGAGTTAACTTCTGTGTAGTAGGATACCGTGGTACATCTCCATACGATGCCGGTATATTCTACTGCCCATATGTCCCACTACAAATGGTAAGAGCCGTTGATCAGAACACCTTCCAACCAAAGATCGGGTTTAAGACTCGTTACGGAATGGTGGCCAACCCATTCGCTGAGAGCACCAACATCAACACTCTCGGTGGCAACCAATATTACCGCATCTTCCGCATAGATGACCTCCACGGTAACACTGGTTTCGGACTCTGATAATTAGTTAACAGGGGAGAAGGATTGGGGGGAGTCGAAAGACTCCCCCCTTTCTGTTTAAATAAATACTATTATGGCGACAAAACCAGATATAGATTTTGTATCAAATATAAGTAGACCAAGTAATCACAATTACTTAAGTAGTAACTTTTTTAGGTTGTCAATAGGCAGAGCACCAACTGTTGCGTATTTTGCACAACAAGTATCTCTTCCATCTATATCCTTGCTAGGATTAGAGCAGCCAACTACTCTAAGCACCACCGTTAAACTCCCCGGAAACAGTTATCAGTTTTCCTCTTTATTAGTTAATTTTCTTATTGATGAAGAAATGCGTGGTTGGAAAGAAATCTATGATTGGATCACAACAATAGCCAATCTAACATCAACTGAAAACACAGTAAAACACAAAGACAGAACATCTGATATAGTTTTATATTTAACAAATAGTTCATATAAAGAAAAATTTGAAATTAAGTTTATTGGTGCTTATCCAGAAAGTCTAAGTGAAATACCACTAAGCATTCAACAAACAGACAATGTGCCATTAACGGCTAGAGTTTCATTCAGATACACCTATTACGAATTTAAAGCATTGACATCTGTATAGGCTGTGATATAATTTCATTATGACTTTTGATGATTTAAAGGCAATGGTTCAAAAAGATATTCAGTTGGATCAAACACAACTGGATCAAGAATCAGCAAGAACCCCACAAATACACAACAAGTATCTTCTATTCTTCATGGAAGAAAAACTATCTCTTTCCAGAATGACAAGCGAACTTGATATTCTGAGAAAAAAGAAGTGGTTGTATTTTAGCGGAAAGATGACACAAGAGGAACTGGACAAAGAAGGCTGGGATCAATTTGATCTTCATATTCTAAAACAAGATGTAGATCGACTAATTGATGCAGACGATCAAATCATTAAACAAAGACTCAAGGTAGATTATCAGAGAGAAAAAGTTAATTACCTAGAGAATGTTATTAAGATTATCAATAATAGACAATGGAATATTCGATCCATCATAGACTGGGCTAAATTCACCAACGGGCAGTAAATAAATACTAGTATGCCCGATTTGGTTATTGAGAATATAAATTCCGTTTATATAAAGATAAATTGTGAAAGAGGCATTGCCAAGGAGTTAAACCAATACTTCACATTTGCCGTTCCGAATTATCAATATACTCCTGCATACAAAAACAAAGTATGGGATGGACAAATACGATTATTTAATCTATTGAGCCATACAATATATGCAGGTCTTTTAGATTATGTAATCAAGTTTGCCAATGATCGAAATTACACAATAGAATATCCAGAGCAAACAAATAAAAAATACACAGAAGAGCAAGTATCAAAATTTGTAGAAGATTTTTTGAAACCAACTGCCAGTGGTAAGAGAATTACTGCTCACGATTATCAGGTAAAAGCCATAACAAAAGCGTTAACAAAAGAAAGAACACTATTGTTATGTCCAACAGGTAGTGGTAAATCACTTATTATCTATTGCTTAATTCGGTTTTTTCTGGATCATATCAAACCAGATAAAAAAATATTAATAGTCGTTCCTACGGTTGGTTTAGTTTCTCAGATGTTCAGCGACTTTACAGATTATTCCACAGAAAATAAATGGTCTGTTAATCGACATTGTTATACGATTTCATCCGGCAAAGACAAGGATACACACAAAAGAGTTGTGATTTCTACATGGCAAAGTATATACAAATTACCAAAAGAATTTTTTGATCAATTCGAAATGGTTATAGGAGATGAATGCCATTTATTTAAAGCAAAATCCTTATCATCTTTGATGTCAAAATTAACAGATTGTCCTATTAGAATAGGAACAACCGGAACACTAGATGGAACACATACGCACAAATTAGTAGTCGAAGGACTATTTGGAAAGGTTTTTCATGTTACTACAACGTCAACCCTTATTGAAAAGAATTTACTCTCAAATCTTAATATCGACTGCATACTATTACAGTATTCTTCTTCTGACATTGAAGAAGCCAAACGAATGCTGTATAAAGAAGAAATCAAATGGTTGATTCTTAATAATAAAAGAAATCGTTTTATTAAAAATTTATGCAGTAGCCTAAAAGGTAATACTTTGTTACTGTTTAACTTTGTAGAACTTCACGGGAAACCACTATACGAAACATTTAAAAAAGAAATAACAGATAAAGAAATATTCTTTATACATGGCGGCACAGATGTCGAACAAAGGGAAGATATAAGAAAAATAGTGGATAATCAAAACAATGCAATATTGATTGCATCTTATGGGACTTGTTCCACAGGAATAAACATAAGAAACATACACAATATCGTGTTTGCTTCTCCATCAAAATCTGTTGTTAGAGTTCTACAATCAATTGGAAGAGGACTGCGAAAAAGCGAAACAAAAAATTCAGTAAATGTTTATGACATAGGCGATGATTTAAGGCATAAAAAATATAGAAACCATTCTCTGAATCACATGGATGCTCGTATAAAACTATATACTAAAGAGAAGTTTAAATATAAATTGGTGTCTCTTCAACTCAAGGAGAAATGAATGTCTCAAACTTACAAAGTAATCAAACTAAGAAGTGGTGAAGAATTGATTGCAGAAGTTTCTGATTCATCCGATGGAAAGATGACGCTAACTCAACCAATGGTCTTTAAAACAATAGTGATTCCAGATCCAAATGGATATCCAAAAGAAGGAACTATATTAAAGAATTGGTTGGCATTTGGTAATAACGACTCAACTACAATACCTTTAGATTTTGTTGCAACTATTTTAGAGCCAACAACAGATGTGGTGAATCACTATCTCTTGGAAAAAGAAAAACAAAAAATTCAATATGAATCCAAACCAATAGAAGATTTTGCAAAACCAAAAAAGAAAAATTTAGACATAGCAGAATACGAAGAAAAACTTTCTGAAATGTTTGATTCAATATTCAAAGATCTAGAGGAAGAAAAGGTTAAAAGTTCTAAGCCAAAAGAAGAAGATCTTCCTCCAAAAGACCATATCATTCATATGAACATGATTTTTTCTCCACAGGTTTTGGCTCATATGATTAATGAGGGACTAATAGATCCCAGAGATATAATGGATATGATTCGTCATTTTGGCCTAGATGAAAAGAAAACAAAACGGCGCAAAAAGAAAAATAACCGCGAGTCTATTAATGATAAAAAATATACTGGGGAACAAAAAGACAGAGAAGATTTTGGAAATAAATGGACGGATTGGAATCCAGATCCAAACTCTGACGAGTATAAGTAACTATTAATTACTTAATATTATTAATATAGTCCTTTTCCCATACCTGACACAGAAAGTGTAATGATCTTGTCAAGACAAATCAAGTGATTTTTATTGATTTTTTTGAAGTAGATTATAAAATCTTCACATAGGAATTTATATAATGGCTAAAAAGAAAAAGAAACAAAAAGATGAACTACCCGTTTTGCAGGAAACGGAGAAGGATCATTACATAGACAACAAACTGTTTTACAGCGAGATGGTAGAATGGAAAAAGTTATGCGTTGAGGCAGAAAACTCAGATGAAGAAAGACCACCAATAACAAACTATATTGGAGAGTGTTTCATGAATATTGCAGAACATCTCTCTAGAAAAGTAAATTTTGTTAATTATCCATATAGGGAAGAAATGATATCAGATGGCATAGAAAATTGTTTGATGTATGCCCATAATTTCGACCCAGATAAATCAAAAAATCCATTTTCTTATTTTACCCAAATAATATACTATGCTTTCTTGAGAAGAATAGAGAAGGAAAAGAAACAAGCATATATAAAATTTAAAATGACCGAAATGCTTGATGATGGGGCTTTTCACAGATGGTTTAAAGAAAACTATTTTGAAAAAGAGAATGTCAAGGAAGCAATGTCTGAGCATTTCCAAATTAGCGAATCTGATATTCAAAAATTTGAACCAAAGAAGAAAAAAAGAAAAAGAAAAAAATGAAAATTGCAATCATTAATGATACCCACTTTGGCGCAAGAAATGATTCGCCATTGTTTTTGCAATACTTTATGTCATTTTTTGAGAAACAGTTTTTCCCATACTGCAAACAGAATGATATAAAAATAGTTTTACATCTGGGAGATTTGATGGACAGGCGAAAGTACGTCAATTTTCAAACATTGGCAGAAGTCAGAAAAAGATTCATTCAATGGTTCGAAGACAACAATGTTGAATTGCATTGTATTTTAGGCAATCACGACACATTCTATAAGAACACAAATGAAATAAATTCCATCAGAGAATTGTTTCACGAAAAATACCAATCAGTTTATCTTTATGAAAAACCAAGACTGCTAGAGTTAGATGGGTTTAAGATAGCAATGATTCCTTGGATTAATAAAGAAAATGAAAAAGAATTTCAAACATTTATCAAATCCTGCCCCGCCTCTGTAATTTGTGGTCATTTTGAATTAAATGGTTATGAAGTTATTCAAGGTATTAATTTTGAAGGGGGTATGGATGACTCTATTTTTTCGTGCTATGAAATGGTTTTGTCTGGGCATTTTCACGGGAAAACTTCTAAGAAAAATGTTCATTACTTAGGAACTCAATATCAAATTACATTTTCCGATGCAAGGCAGCAAAAAGGATTTCATGTACTAGATACAGAAACCCGAGAGTTAGAATTCATCGAAAACCCGGAAAAAATGTATCACATCATAGTTTATGATGATTCTAAACATGATCCTATGGGAGATGATTTTGATTATTACAAAAACTCATATGTAAAAGTTCTAGTAGCCAAAAAGAAAGATCCTGTTAAATTTGATCTTTGGATTGATAAGATGGTTCAGGCGGGAGTTATCAATTTAAATATTGTCGAAGAAATGATTGAAACTTCAACTGATACAGTTGATGTGGCTCAAGATACTATGAGTATCATCAATGAAGAAATAGACAAACTTGAAACTGTGGAAAATAAAGGTAAACTAAAATCTCTGATACACGAACTCTATATTGAGAGCCTTTCAGCATGATTGTATTCAAAAAAATTCGATTCAAGAATTTTGGATCTTTTGGAAACACATTTACCGAAATACATTTAGACTCAAGAAAAAATACTCTTGTGTCTGGAACAAATGGAAACGGAAAATCTTTTGCATTCCTAGATTCAATCACATTTGCTCTATTTGGTAAGCCATTTAGAAAAATAAACATTCCTCAACTTGTCAATTCAATTAATAAGAAAGACTGCTTAGTTGAACTTGATTTTGAAATTGGAACAGACAAATATCAAGTTAAGCGTGGTTTGTCTCCTAAAATCTTTGAGATCCATAAGAATGGAGAACTTTTAAATCAGGATGCAAAGAACAAAGATTACCAAGAGCATTTTGAAGAGCAGATTCTTAGAATGAACTATAAGTCATTTACTCAGGTGGTTATTCTTGGAAGTTCTTCGTTTGTGCCTTTTATGCAATTGCCCGCAGCAGATAGACGAACCGTAATTGAGGACATTCTTGATATCAATGTATTTACAACCATGAATAGCATTCTCAAGGGCAAGATTGCTGAAGCAAAGAATATTCTTGGAGCCTATGATTCTGACATTTCTCTAGAAACAGAAAAGTTAAAACTCAAAAAGAAATTTGTTGAAAGCCTAAAAAATAAAGAAACAGAATCGCAACAAAAACTTGCCGATAAGATCAAATCTTTTGAGGATGATTGTTCTAAGGTTGAAACCAAAAGAAAAGAACTAGAGAAAAAACTTGGTTCTATTTCTTTTGATTTAACTGCAAAGATAAAAACAGAGAAAGCAATTAAAACCTTTGAAAAACTTAAAACACAAATACAACAAAACCACGATAACTGTCATAAAGAAATTGGGTTTTATAGTGAAAACGATAATTGTCCAACATGCAAACAGGCAATTACTGAGGATTTTAAGAAAGAACAAGTAGGTTCCAAAACTTCTAAATTGCAAGAGTATGACAAAGCAATTGCAGAAATTGAAACTAAATTAAAAGAAGCAGAAGAACAAATTTCGAAATATGAAAAAATTCAAAACGAAATTGCAGATATTAAATTGGCTATTGTTCAGTCAAATATGTCTCATACCAATTTGACAAATAATATAAACAATCTTAGAAATGAATTGAAACAGTTTCTGTCGGCAAAGGCAAGTGGTGATGATATTGACATTGAAACGAAGGAACTGGAAAGCATTCAGTCTAGAATTGATTTAATCAAAGAAGAGCGGGGAAAGATTCAAGAAAATCTTCGTTGTATGGAAATTGCATCAATTCTTCTTCGTGATTCTGGAATTAAAGGCAAGATTATTAAAAACTATTTACCAATTATT